TTACTTTCACGCCCAGATCAATCGCAAGAGACGAGCAGGTCATGAAATAGATTGCCAACGCGACAACTACAACAAGACCTAGCATAATCCCCCGCTTATACTCAGTGTTCAAGGCGTTGAATTTATCATTCAATCCCGGAACATAAGAGAAAATCAAGGACAACAAAGAACCAGCAATTAAAGAAAGACTGTCTGCGTTCATTTTTCACCTCACAATTTTTCACAAATAACTTGCAGCGCCGTTTTTTCGCTGCGATCCAAAGGAGTTATAATCTGATATTGCTGACCATTTATTTGCAAACGGTCAGTATTCGTCAACTCAGTGTTCGCGGGCAACGTAATCAGGTAAGTGGTTATCGTTGTGGTCTTTCCGCCGAGCTCGTTTTCGTCACCACTTTTTGCTGCTATCCTGCCCTTCGTTGTTGCAATGGTTTGCCAACTTTCCGACCAACCACCTGCTCCGTCCGATGTCCTCGTCAACCGTTGCACATACACCGTTTCGGGCATGAGCTTTTCTTGTTCAGCTTTGATTTTGTCAAGATCACTAGTAGAGGTCATCTCTTATTTGACTCCCAATTAATACTTTTTGTTGTTGCCTATAAACACTGGCTAGGCTTTTTAATGCTTGCGATTTTTGGCTGCGATTCATCCGTGCCCCGTCAACGTCTACATCAAACTCAATGGACACTTTAGCAGCCCACATTTCCAATAAGTCAGCCGCCGCACCGTAAGGGTCGTAAATTTTGCCATTAATCAAGACAAGTGTTTGAGCGGTCGAAAATGTCCAAGACCCAATCATTGGATCCGAAGATGCCGGCATTATCTCGTTATAACTGCCATCATATAATTTGGCATCGGATTCCCAATATCCCTCTTCGTGCACCCATGTGTAATATTTTGTGTCGCCATTCTCAATCGTCGGCACTGGTGTAAGAGGTACATAATCCATAGTCCACCGATGGATGTCTAGCGACCGCTGAATTTGGTCATCCGAAAAAGTTTGAGTGCTACCTGCGGGATCGCCGATGAGGTCTCTCACTAGGCTGATCAACAAGGTCATTCCCGCTCGTACCGTCATCTAAACCTCCACTTCAAGCTAGCGCGGCGGCGAGGAAGGAGAAGAATTCTACCGCCGCGCTCCTACCGATAAGCTCGGTCAACTAGCTGCGAACAATTACCTGCTTGGCATCTCGCAGCAATTTAGCACCATACAACATATCTAGCGTCACCTGAGTACCTAGATAATTTGGGTTGTAAGAATACATTACCCGCAGCACAATACCGCTGACTGGGTCACGCATCACGGTTGCACGTACACCAGTTGTTTCCGGTGGAGTAGGTAGACTGCGCATAGCAAGGATGAGGGCATCTGGTACAAAAGCCAGATTGTAAAAGGCATCCTTGATACTGGCATTTGCTGGAGTGCTCAAACTGGAGAAGTTAGCCGTGAACGAAGCAGTCGCGCCGCCTTTTGCACCAATCATACGGATGGTGTAGGGTCCACCATTATTACCGGTAACAGATACGTTTCCGGAACCAATACTGGATAAAGTTTCAAGTGCTGTCTGAACAGCAGAAGCAGCAGCATTATAGGCAATACCAGACGTTGTTTGCCCGCCATAGGTCAGAGTGAAAGTACCAGATGACTGAGAACCAAGCGTAACCAACGCACCAACTGGAACAAGTTGCGAAAATCTGGTCTCTAAACCATACAAAACTGGTGACTTACCTTGCTCCACAGTTTGCGATTGTGCAAATGCAAAGAAGGATTGCAAGTTGCTATCGCCCATCAACGCAACCTCATCCTTTGAACTTACAATAAAGTAACGCGGAGACTGTGGCGCTTTCAATATATTGAGTTGTTTACGGACATTGCGAACAGCAGCAGCATCAAGGTCAGTCCCAGCAGTGCCAATAATGTTCGTTCCAGCAGAAGCAGCTGCAAACAAATCAGATTCAATTGCATCTGCCAAAGCCGGAACAGCAGCATTGATATAGCGCATTAGTAAATCTTGAGATGCCTGCGCCCTAGCAACGTCCTCAACGATAAATGAAACTTCTTTATGCTTGTTTAGAGCAACCTGAACCTCAGCGCCGCCAGATGGTGTTTGGATGGTCACTGTGCTATCGGCAGCCTTGTCATTAGCGGTAAAAGTACCGGGATATGAGATGTGCAAAATGTCACCAACAGGAAAAGAACCTAAATCGGTATCTTTTGCTACAACACTTGCCAGATTAATCTGGCTTCGTAATACTTCTAATGCTACATTTGCCCAAATTTCTGGTACAAAACCAGAGTTATCAGCAATTGTTCTAGTGATATTAGCCATAGTTACACCTCACTAATCTTCTAAAATTCGCCCCTCCCGCATCGCTTGTAAAATAGCATCACGGTTGGCAGCATAAAACGTGGGATCGCGCAACTGTGAACGCGTGAAAACCTGCTGCCCAGAAACACGCCCCTGTGCCGGGTTAGCTGGAGACGGCGAGGAACTAGAAGAAACCAAATAGGATTTCTTTGCTACTAATTCCTTCAACACCTTCTCAATGTTCAAAGGCTTGCCATCATCGTCAAACTCAATCTGTTTCAGGTCGAGCAGACGATATGCAGCCTCTGGGTCAACTACACCCAACCGAGCCGCGTGCAATTTGACCTCGTATTCCAGAGTCCTTGCCTGAAGGGTCATCTGGTACTCCATCTCTTTGCGCTCTAGCTCCGCAAGCCGTTTCTGCAATCGTTCCTGCTCGGTCAACTTTGCCTCTTCATCAGCCTTGACCTTTCCTTCCAACTCTCGCAAACGCTTACGGTAATCAGCAGCTTCCGCGCGCAATTTGCGCACATACTCAGTGTCGAAACGCTCTTCCTCCGCCGCCTGGGCTTCGGATTGTTGTGCAACCTCCAGGGTTGCGCCTTCGGTGACCACCTGGGTCGTTTCTTTTTCGTCAGTCATGATTCTTTTACTCCGCTAATCGCTTAATAGATTCTGGAGGTTCTTCCTCCAATTCCCGATATAATCTAATCAATGCCCGCGCCGCCTTGCGTTTGTCTTCCGGGCTCGCCTTCACACCACCACGAGCGCCAGCAAGTGCAGCAGCCGCGGCGTGCACTCCGTTGCGGTTCAATGTTCCGTCAGGTTCACGCACTGGCAATTTAGCCTGTGACTTGGCGGTATACTCACTTTTTGGTGGCTTGATCAAGCACGCCTCATACCATTGGCTATCGTCATAGTCGCTTTCACTAAAACTACCCCATGGTTTGTTGCTAACTTCCATCTTGCACCTCAATTAACAGAAAACTCAACATCACCACCGTAGTAAGGAAGCGTTTTGTCAAGCATTCGCTCCCACGTCCAAAGACATTCTGTTTCTTCGCACACCATCAAACCCATACTCAGTGTCCGACAACGAAAATGCCCGAAGTAATCCTTTTCAGAATCACTCCGGGCGCGTACCTCGTGAGTAATTTATTCATACTAATTATACCACATATTTTTTATGTGCTATAAAATATTCTGTGCCAAATAGACGGATTATCTGATAGCAACTGTTCCAATTCACGCATCACAATACGACGCCCAATTTCATCTGTGATTTTCTCAAGGTCGGCTCTGCGAGCAGCTATAGCCTCCTCTCGCCATACAGCCAACCAATCTTTTGTTGCAAAAGCCCTGTCAATCTCCGCAATGTATTTTACATCTCTGAGGACTGGCTCGTTGTCACCACCTAAACCAACCTGGCGTCCTGTCACTATCCATAGACGCCCGCCCAGAAATTGGTATTCCCCAAGCTGACGAATGATGCGCCATTCCGGCCAAGTTGGGTCAATCTCCACAGCCGACAATCCCGCCTCCGCTGCTGTTCCATGGCGAAGCGAATAACCACGCTTAAGATCAGCTGCCGGATTAGCCGACCATCTCACATATATCGGTTTTCCAACTTTATCTGCTAATTCTCTTATTTCATCAACCGATTTAATCTTTGGCATAACTTGATTATTTATACTCCTACTAACTTTCTTTTGCAACTTATTTAAGCTTTTCTCATACCTCATTGTACCCCAAATCTTACTTCGTTTCCTTCCAACCAAATCACTCAGTGTGAATTGCCCATCCTTCCACGCCTTGTATTTCGCCTGCCCCAAAATGGCAATTTGCTGTTCTGCTGGTAGCTTCTCAAACTGCGATATTCCCGATTCAATCACCGGGTTGGTATCCGGTATCCCCGATAAATCTATCCCATACTTCGCCCCAATTTCCTCCCATGTCGAAGTCTTCGGAATCATCGAACACCTGCCATTGGGATGGTCGTCAAGTACCTCATCAATACTGTGCTCTGTCCCGTGCATTGCCCAGCACATTGCGCACGTTCTGGTATCCAGCGCACTATGCCATATCCATCCCTTCACTATATCGCTGTTCGCCTGATAACTTGCCCGCGTTGCCTCTCGGTGCGCCCGTAATGTTTCCGTCCGTGCGATTGTCAGTGCTCTACTCAGTGTAGTGCCAAGTGCTCTGCGCAAATCAACTGCTACCTCTCTCGGATTTCGCCCTAATAACATCCCTTGCACTAATGCCTTTTCGGCGTCTTTTGCGCCAGCAGCAGCAATACTCAATAACAACTGATGTAGTGGGCTTTCTGCTTGTGTCATTCCCAGCAGTGTTTCAACACTCGCACGGTCAATCCTGTTCCAACTTACCGCCAACCCCGCTGGTGGCTTTCCAAGCGCTAATCTTGTCAGTCTCTCAGCATGACTTTCGGCTGCTTCAATTGCTTCAAACTGTTGCTCTCGGATTTTTCCATCAGCGTATTGGGCAAAAGTAAGCAATTCACGCTCAACTTGGTCACGAAACGCCCTTGCCCTGTTGTATTGATAAATCCATGACACGTCCACTTTTTCGCCACGCGCCTTTGCAGCCTCATACTCAGTGTGCAAACGCTCCAGTTCCGCTTTGATTCGCTTCCACGCCTCGCCGTAGACTCTCACCAGCTCACTAGCCGCCGACCGCTCTTTCGCCAGTAAATCCCTGCGATACTGCTTGATTACTTTTTGGATCTCGCCGTCTGATTCCATCTAAACCTCAAACAACGGCTCTACTTTAATCTTCAACCTGCGGTGAAAGTGAGTCAATGACATAACCACGCAACCCAACGGTCGCGGCCCCGTTGCTCGTTGAGCTTCAAAACCATTGCTACTGTTCAGATACTCCGCTTTATAACCTGGTGTTCTCACATACCACGCCAAGTCGGAATATATCACCCCCTTGTTGGATATCCTCTCTCTTGCAATGGGTACAATCCAACCGTGATGATTGTGTCCATTCCAGACAATGTTGGCGTCGGGCAAATATACTGCTTGACGATTTGTGTCAATAACGCCTCTTGTCACTGGTGCATTACCACCACCACCGGAATGAGAAAACCTAATCACTACCGACCCAGACGGTATGTTGTCTCTCCTGACCAGTATCCTTACCCAACCTTTGAAACCACCACAAACAACCTGGCTTTTCTGCTCTCTCAATTTACTTGCTAACCTATCTGTG